GAGGAGGCGGTTTTCTGCCGCATCAATCGTCATCATGCTGCCGATGCGCGTGGGCGGCCAGCCGGTCACCCAGGTGCCGGGCGATCATCTCGAGGTCGCGATCGGAGAGGTCAATCACCGCCCCGGCCCGACCAAGCACCGCCGCCGCCACGGTCGCCACCGTCTCTTCCGGCGGCATCACGCCGGCTGCCACCAGCCGCCGCAGAATGGCGCCGCACAGCCGCATCTTCAACGTCCAGATCGGGTCGGCCAGCCCGGCCACATTCTGGTCCCAGCCCTCGCGGGTGGCGATGGCCTTCATCGCCTCGATCAGCTTGTAGACTTGCGCCTGGTCTGCCCATTGCAGCCGCTCGGTGCCCAGCTGGCGGCGCGCAAAGGCCTCCAGCGCCGCCTCGCTGGGGTTGCGGATCACGCCCATCAGCCCGAGCGAGAGGAAAAGTGCGCGAGCCTTCCTGGCAGCCGGGTGATCGGCCCGCGCCGGCCGGCCCGGCCGTGCGCCCTTGCGCGCACCGGCGTGCGGTGACCAGCCCAGCAGCGCCAGCTCATCCAGCACCCGGCCAAGCTCACCGATGGTCAGATCAGCCGCCGATGCCTTGCCGGTCACACGGCTCAGCAGCGCACGATAGTCGGTTTCATCAAAGCCCAGCTCCTTCTTCGCGAGATGGATCTTTGCAATCATCGCGCGCCGCGCCGGATCCGGTGCGAAGCGCGGCTTCGCCACCAAAGGCCTCGCCATCGCGCTCATGGCAGCACCCGCGCGGCCAGCCCGCTCAGATCGGCCGCCAGGGCTGCGGCCGCGCCCACCAGCAGGCCTGCCCAGAGGCCCCGCAAAAACCCCTGACTGCCGTTGGAGGCCACACCCACCAGCAACGCCGAGATGATCGCCAGCAGCATCAGCACCGCCAGCACGCCGCCGGTGACCGGCCCGCCGCTCATGCCGGCACCTGTTCGGCCTGCGGGTCGGTGATCGTCTCGACCGCCGTGTCCTTGGGCGGCAGCCGGTCGATGAAGAAGGTCTCGGTCTGCTTGATGGAAAACCCGTGCATCTTCAGATCGACGATGATCGAGCGGTCGTTCTGGTCCAGCGCCGCCTCATCGGCGGAGAGCGCGCGGATGAGCGCCTGCTTGTCCAGCTCCTTCTTCACGCGCACCAGATCGGCGATACCCAGCGCCTCGATGATCTCGATGGCGAACGCTTCCGGTTGGGGATGCACAAGCGCGGGATTGCCGATCCGGTGGCCGATCAGGCAGCCGCCCAGCTCCCAGCTTTTGCGCTTGCCGCCTGTCACCTCGTCGGCCGCCACCGCCCACCAGGGCTTCAGCTGAAGGAAAAGGCTCTTGATCTCGGCCTCGGCCGGCGCGTTCAATTCTGCCGTCTGCGCCCGCAGCGAGGCGATGGCCTGCTCGGTCCGGGCTTTTCTTGCGGCAATCTCGGCATCCAGCACCGCAAAGCGGCCCAGCAGCCGCACGGCTTCATCCAGCGTCTGCACGGCCGGCAGTTTCTCGGCCTTCCTGCGTCTTGCAGCCATCTCATTTCTCCTTGGAAAGATCGGCGGAAGCACCCGCCGAGGCGATGATGAAGGGCGCGCCGCAGCCGGCGCATTCGGCAGTGATCCGGCCGATGTAAAACCGCGTGCCGAAGCAGCCGGGGCAGCGCAGTCCTCGATAGAACAGCATGCCAGCGGCGACCGGCGAGCGCGGCGCTGGGCGGTTGGCGGGGCTCATGCGAGGCGCTCCGTCGCATCCTGCGCGGCAGCCCGCTGGGCTTCGGCTTTGCGGCGCGCGGCGGCATGGGCCTCCGCCCGGCAGGTCTCGGCGATTGCCAGCAGCTGGTCGGTCACGAGGCGGAAATAGCTGTCCCGCGCCCGCAGCCCGTTCACCCGGTTCCGCGAGTGCATCACCGAAGTGTGATCGCCATAGCAGGTCATCCGCGCCGTCTCGGCCAGCGAATAGCCCCCGGCAGTCAGCACCAGCCACACCCACACCTGGCGCGGCCGGATCTGAAAGGCCCGGCGCCCGCTGCCGAGGCAAAGCTCTTCCAGCGTCACGCCATATTCCTGCGCCACGATGCCAGCCACCTGCATCACCCAGGGCCGCCCCAGCAGCGCCGGGTTCTCCCGCGCCGCCTGCGCCACCTGCAGCTTCAGCTGCTCCAGCCGCTCGTTGAGCAGGTGGATCTCCATCTGCACGGCCGCCAGCACATCGGCGCCGGCGTTCTGCGGGCTGGCCCGCGACGCTCGATCGCCATTCCATTCGGTCATGCCGCACCTCCATCTATCACGGTGAGATGGCCGGGCGGCCGGGCGCGGGGCGCCACATCTTCCAGCTTCAGGATTGGCAGCGAGACGGTGCCGGCCGCCGGCGCCGGCAGTCCTGCCTTGATCTCGTCCAGCCCGGCATTGATCGCAGCCGAGGCCGAGAGCGCGGTGTCCCGGTCCAGCTCGCCGGCTGCCGCAAGGGTGGTCATGATCGCCAGAGCGCACCGGATCTCGCGAATGGCCTCCAGCGGGTCGGCCGAAGGCGTGAATGGGGGGGGCGTGTCCATCTGTCCGGCTCCTTTCAGGCGGCGTGCGGGCGGTGGGTGAGCTGCGCCCAGGCGTCCTGCAGGTGGCGCAGCGCCAGCGGCTCGCCGTCAGCATTGGCCAGCACGCTGGCCAGCTCGATGGTCATGGAGATGGAGCGAAGGCCGCCCGGCCGGGGCGTCTGGTCCGCCAGCCACTTCAGGCAGCGCTCGTCTTCAATCCCCCAGGCGCGGCCCAGCTGCAGCCCGTCTTCGGGGTAAGCCAGGGTCTTCACGATCCGGAGCGAGATGCGGCTGAAGAGCTGCGCGAAGCTCACCGAGCGATTGCCGCCCTCAAGGCGCTGCAGAAGCCCGGCGTTGCCCAAAAGGGCCACGCCGACACCGGTCACGTCATGGATGCCTCGCAGTTCGTCCAAAGCCTTTTCGGAAAGATGCTGTGCGTCATCGAGCGCGATCAGCCCGCCGGTGCCGCGCACCCTGTCGCGGATCCGGCGCGCCAGCATCTGCGGGCTGCCCTTGATGTCACGCTCGCCCATGCTGTCGAGGATCTCGGTCAGCATCGTCGAGACTCCACCCGTCGAAGGCGCCATCGTCGCCACCCACACCTGTGGCGTGTCGGCCGCGAACTGGCGGAGCGCGCTGGTCTTTCCATATCCGGGGCTGGTGGCGACCACCGCGATCTTGCCGCGCCGCGCCCAGCGCAAGAGGTTGATGACCTCGGCCGCCGCGCGCGTGTGCTGGAAGGTCGGCGGTTCGAGCATCGTGGAGACGCGCATCGCCGCCTGCTCGGCCTCGGCGACAAACCACTTTGCCACCTGGTCGGCCACCTTCTCATTGTCGCCCGCGTATTTGCCGATCGCGAAGCTGCTCAGCGTGCCGGCGGGAATGCCAATCCGGCTGGCCAGCTGGCTGTAGCTGAAGTCGTTCTGGGCCTTGAAGCGCACCAGCTCGGCGCGCACGGCATCGACATCGATGTCGATCGCCCTTTCCTGCGGTTTGGAAGCCATGCTATCTTTCCTTCTGCCTACGGGTTGAGGGGTGCGTCCGGGGTCCAGCCGGGCGCGCCCCGTTTCATTCGACCAGCCGGAGCCGGTGCGAATTGCGGTCTTCCCAGCCCTCCAGGGCCGGTTCGGTTTGAGGAGTGAGACCGGCCGAAAACCGATCCATGAAATCGCTCGCAGGCACGGCCGCTGCGCAGCCGCGCGGCCGCCGGCCGGCCCGCACCGGCCGGACCACAGTCGGCTGCGTCCGCTGTCCGGCAGGGGTTTCCAGCGCCGCCAGAGTCCGCTCGATCTCGGCGGCCTCCAGCAGCTGCTCGCTCTCCACCGCCGCACGCACCCGGCGCCGGTGCTCGCCCATCATCTTTGCGGTGCGCTTCGCCGCTGCCAGATCATCAAAGCCGGAAGCCTCCCACAGGTCCAGCTGGCCGATCAACTGCTCTCGCGAGTCATAGGCCCAGATGGCGCCGTGCAGCCGGTCCGGGTCGAAGCGGATGGTCAGCAGCGCGCCGGCGTGCGCCGTCATGCCTTCCGCCCAATAGCGGTTGCCCGCAAAAGTCACCGCGCCGGTCTTCCGGTCGGCGCGCACGCGCTCGGCGGCCAGCAGCGCCAGCCGCATCTGCGCGTCTGTCGCCCGGCCCACCGCCGCACCCGCCGCGATCGAGCGGCTGAAGGCGTCGTCGAAGCTGCCGCCCTGGGCGGTCTCGGTCTTACGTCCGCGCTTGGCGTTCATCGCCGCGATTTCGCGCGCAACCACCGCCTCAAATTCGGCCAGCGGGATGGCGCGGGCGCCGTAATTTTCGGGCTTTTTGGTGGTGTTGGAGCCGGTATAGGCGCCGGCAAAGGCCGGCCCGCGCGCAATATACTCGCAATATTCGCGCCAGGCGCGCTCCACCGGCTTCGCCTGGCCATGATAGGGCGTGGCGAACCTGTTTTCGATGCCGAGCGAGAGCAGTAGCCCCGCCGGTTCGTCCTCGCGGACCTTGAAGCGGTAGCGGGTCCTGGTACCGCCGCTGATCCATTTGGACGCAAAGGCCCGGCCATTGTCCATCACGCAGGCCTTGGGGATGCCCCACTCGCGGAATAGGTCGGCAAAGGCCAGCCGGGTCAGGATCGCGCTCTCGCTCTTGTCGATCCGCCAGGCCAGCATCTTGCGGGAATAAACGTCCTGGATGCCCACCATCACCGGCCGGGCAACATCACCATCCGGCCATTGCACCCGCACATCCCAGACGTGCCCGTCGATGTTGACCGTGTGCATCGCGTGCAGGTGCACCACGCTCCTGATCTGGGCCGGCATCATCTGCGCCACCCGCTCGCGGCCCTCGCGGCGCGCCATGATCACCTCGGGTGGCGTCTCGCGCTCCAGCTTGCGCTGGAAGGTCCTGGCGCTGGGCAGCCTGATCCCGCGCGCCCGCGCCACCCGCGCCACCCGGAAGTAGCAGGCCGCGTGCGTCGGCTTTTCAAATCGCAGCCAATCGGATCGGTAGAGGTCCCAGATCTCCGGGTCGATCTCCGCCTCGCGGCCGCCGCCGCGCGTCTCCGGCGCCAGATGTGCCAGCCGGTCGGCCCGGCTCACGCCCGCCACCCGCGCAAACCAGCCATTGATCGTCGCCGCAGAAAGTGCGTGGTCCGCCGCCACCAGCGCCACGGCCGCCGTCTTGGTGGCACCCGCCTGCTGTGCCGCCTCCACCGCCTGCAGCACCAGCAGCCGCTGCCGCGCCTCGGCCTGGCGCGCCGCCGGCAGCCGCTCAAAGGCCGCCCAGGCAGCACCCCGCCGCTCCTCCAGCGGCACCACTATTCGCGCCTCGGCTGGCACCTGCACCTCGATCAGCCCACGGCGTACCAGCTCGGCCCGCGCGCTCTCCGGCAGCAGGCTTGAATGCCATTCCCAGCCGCCGCCGCGCCCGGCACGCCGGCGGTTCAGCGGTGTGCCGCCCGCCGCGCGCCGCACCGCCCAGCGCTCCGACACAATCAGATCATTCATCTTGCGCTTGTCCGCCGGCAGCCCCGGCAGCCCCAGCTCGGCCAGCTCGCGCGCCGAAAGCCAGCATCCACCCAGCTCGGCCGCACCAGCCGCAGCCCCTGCCGGCGCCGCTGCCGCCATTGGCGACCCCTCGGCAAAGACCGCCCTCATGCCCGCACCCCGCTTGCCCGGCTCACCACCGGACGCCCGCTCTTCAGCGCGCGCATCCGCGCCTGCATCTCCTCGATCTGCGCCTGCAAATGGCCCAGCTCGGTCGCCCTGATCTCCTCGCCCGAAATCACCCGCGCGCCGGTCCGGGTCGCCACCGCATCGGCCACATCAAAGCGGCCCGTCACAGCTACCAGCGCCCACCAGCGCGCCGCCGGAATATTGTGCCCGGTCCGCGCCTCGCTGGCATAGGCGTCGATCATCGCCAGCGTCACGTCCTCGGCCAGCAGCACGCTCATCTTCCCGGCAATGTCCGCCCTGGAGCGCGCATCCTCGCGCAGCATCCGCGCCACGCTCGCCGAAAGCATGGCCGCAAATCCCGCCAGGTCACCAGGTTCGGCCGCCGCCGCCGGCACGTCCCAGGAAAAGGCCATCTGCCCATCCGAAAGCGAGGAGCGCCGCTTGCGCATCAAAGTGCGGCCGTCTTTTCGGCATAGAGCCGCCGCAGCTCGTCGATCAGCTCGCGAATGTCGGCCGGGTGCCAGGCACTCACCGCCTTCATCACCTTGCGGCGCTTCTTGTCGCTGTCGTCCACCGGCGCCAGCGCCACCAGCGCCAGCGCCTCGGCGATGCTCGCCACCTCGCCCGCCGCAATCGCCGCCCAGGCGCGCGCAAAATCCTCCGGCGGCAGCGCCGCCAGGCGCATCAGCGGCACCAGCTCGCCAGCCAGCCCCCGTTCCCGAAGTGTCAAGACCTGGGCGGCGGAATAGAAGCGATGCAGCTTCAAATAATTGAAAACGGTCCGCCGGCTAATCCCCAGCGCCTCGGCGGCTGCTTCGCTCCAGCCCGCCAGTGCAATCATTGCACTGGCGCCCTCGTCGTAGGCAAGCGGCTCGCCAGCCAGCCGGGTCATCGCCTCGATCTGCGCCGCACGGTCAAACGCATCATGGTCCGCCCGCGCCCAGGCCGAAAGCACCTCCTGCCGCGTCCGCCCGGCCCGGTCATTCGGCACCACCCGCGCCTCGATGGTCTTCAGCCCCACCGCCCGGCAGCCCTCGAGCCGGTGCAGTCCGTCCACCAGCAGATACCGCTGCTGCCCCGGCAGCTGCGTCACGCTGATCGGGTCGTATTGCCGGTCGGCCGCAATCGCCTGACCAATGGCCACCGCCTGGGGGAGCTTCAGCACCCGCAGCCGATCCGCCGGCACATCCACCCAGTCCAGCGAAACCCGGAACACCTGCCCCTTGTTCGCCAGCACCTGCGTCACCGCATTCGCCATGTTCAAGCCGCCTTTCGATTTAGACGGTGCACGGGCTTGCGCGTCGCGCTATCGTCCAGCTTTCCGGATTGATTCCGGGCGGAGAGGGCAGATGGCTGGTCGGTCAGAAACACATCAATGGCATCAGCCACCCGGCGGCTCGTCTTGCCCCGCAGCAGGTCCGTCACAGAGCCGTTCGGCAAGCCTTTCTGCCGCTCAAACATCTTCAGGGAGGTGAAGTGCTTGCGGATCGCCGCCTTCACATCCTCCGGGTGGAAATCTGAGTAGGTCATGCGAAAGTCCGTTCCTTCATCCGGATTTCCGGACACTAAGTCCGAAAAATCCTACAATGCAAGCGGAAAATCGCGCACGCCCTGGGGTTCCCGGATCGAAGAGGCCTTGGGGCCGAGGTCGCAGGCCTGGCTGGCGCGCGCAGCCGGCATCACGCCCTCAACGCTGGGGGATCTGCTTTCGAAGTCTGAGATGAAGGCGGGCGTGGCGCTGCGGATCGCCGAAGCCCTGGAAGTACCGGTCGAGTGGCTCGTCACCGGTGCGGAGGAAAGACGATCAATCGCCCCTGGCAGCGCTCTCATGCCCGCCGACGAGGCCGATTGGGTGATCGTCCCGCATTATCGCCTGTCCGAGTTCTCGGAGGTCGGCAAGCCGGCGCCCATCGCCACCGTGCCCATCAGGCGGGACTGGCTCAACCGCACCATCTACACCAGCACCAACCTGTTCATCACCGAGCTGCCGGCCCACCAGATCGAAGGCCTGGGCGAAGAGGGTGATCCCATCCTCTGCCGCGATGCCGATCACCACAGCGACGAGGGCGTCTATCTCTATTTCTGGGATGGCGTGCCGATCGTCCGCCGCTTCATCATCCCCCGCCCCGGCCGGCTCGCCGAAGCGCAGCCCCGCTGGCACTTCGAGCCCGAGGATCCAGCCGGCCTGCGCATCGCAGCGCGGGTGCTAGGCAACATGCGTGTCCGTCCGCTATGATACCGGCCATGCGTCTGACCATTTCTCTCGCTGCCTTGGTGGTGCTCTCGGCATGCAGAGAGCCGCAGATCATCTGCAATGCCGAAGGTCTCATCATCATCCCGGAAGATGCACCAACCAGGCTTCGCAGCGATTGGGCGGGGCGCAATTTGGAGCTCAGTCTCAAGCGCCTCGGCAAAATCGTGGGCAGCGAGGAGACCCGCTGGACCAGCCAGGCCTCGCTCGAAAAAGCCAAAGGCTGCCCCTGAACCCAAGCCGCCGGCAGCCGCCAAATCGTCTCCAAAGTGCCACACTGCAGCCATTCCGCCACAGGCCCAGTTCCAGCCACTCCAAAATGGCCGCCGCGTCTTACTCGCGCGAACTTCTTATTGGTCTTTCAACAGCTTCCCAGTTTCTCGGCGATTTTCGGCCAATTTCCCGAAATCCCCCCACTTCCATAGCCAGGCCGCACCGCTAGTCGGCACCTCAAACCCGCACAAACAACTGCTAAGGCCCTGTTTTTTGGCGTCTGAGAAGCATCTGATGCGAGCTGGAAACACGTCTCCAAACTCCAGCTGGTCTTGGCCTGGCACTGTCTAAATCACCCCTCACTCTAGACATTCAGCCGCCGCAGTCGCACCAGTCCGCAACTGTTCAATCCTTTAATATCCAACACAAAATCCCGATCTATCCCGTCCCATCTCGAAATATCCCGCCCTCCAAACCGTCCTGTCCCCTCACAGCCAGCCTTGCCACCGCCGCCAGCGAACGCGCCGCCATCGAGGCGTTCCGCCGCGATGTCATCGAAGCGAGCCAGACCGCGCTCGTCCTCGTC